ACAAACAGGTTTTCATTCCACAAGTAACGTCCCCATACATCGTATGAATCATCACCTTCGGCATTTTCGCCTGCTCTTACCAAACCAACAACAAATTTATCGTTTACTAAGTAACCGATACCCAAATTGTCAGTAAAATTAGTTGTACCCCATTCTTCGTTTAAGTCGCTGTCAGGAGTGTTTACAGTAGTTACTACCATAAATTGTGCTGATGCTGCAAAACTTGTTAAGATTGCTACAGCAAGTGTCATAATTAAATTTCTCATAATTTTTGTTTTAGTTAATATTTAGTTAATTGAAAACAGGAGTAGCTGACTACTACTCTTGTGCTGTGATGTACTTTTTAGTACTTTATGTTATTTTAGTCTCTCATGAGATTTATATATTTTTGTAACCTTTATTGTCTGTGATACATATGAAGGGATTTTAACCCACCCAAATTTTTTTGCGGAGATTTTGCGGTTATGAACAGTTAATTGTTCACGACTAACACTGGCAAGTACCTGTGTTATCACAGATAATGTCGCGTATAATATTATTTACGTTTGTGTATTTAAATTCTGGTAATTGGATTTTACCTTCATTAAGACCTTTAGGAGCCATAAATGCACCGTGTGTAGATGGTGTTGAAACAAAGTCCCAACATAATAATTCAAAATCATCTTGTACTTCAACTGTGCCTTCATGCATATTTTCTTTTACTGAACCCATACCTCTAGAAGAAATACCAACTGTGATGCCTGAAGCAAATAATGCTTTTAATATGTTTCCTGCTGGTGTAGGTAATACTTCAACATCACCCATTACATCGTCTCCATCCCACCAACATCTTTTAATGTTATGAGACACGTTTTGTAAGTTGATAACTGAAGATTCTGGATGGTCTAATTCGCCCATTGCGCGATTTTCTTTTACTGGGCCTTCCATGTATGCTTTAACTTCTCTTTCAAGAATTTCTTTAGGATAAACTCTACCATTTTGGTTTTTAGCTTCAGCACGTTGTAAAACACCCGTAACAACTAGTGATTTATTCTCTTTAATAGAACGTTCTACTAATAATTTATCTACTTTAAATGGTCTATATTCTTGTAATAGCATAATTTATATTTCTTTATAACCCATATAGGCTTTTTTCTTTTTTCTTTTATTATCACCAAAAGCATAAGGAGACATATATCCTTCTCCTGAACCCGCATTAAATGAAGCACCTGCACCTGTCATGCTTGCTTCTTGGACTTTTTTATACTCATCTGGGTATTTTTTCCTTACATGAGTTCTAAACTTATTATATAATTCTTTTAATTCTTCAGAAACATTATATAATACTAAATCTTCTGGTTTATCGTCTACTAATTTTTTAAAATCTTGTATTTCAGCTTCTAAATCCTTAATCATATTAGATAAAGATGGTTTGCGAACTACTTTAGATGTAATTTTGCCTGTTTCAGGATCGGGATCTCCGCTTACTAATTTAAAATCTTTTTCACGATTTTTACCTTTATTTCCTCGGGCAATATCTCTATCTGACTTTATTTCATTAAAAGTAGATTCTTTTATATTATATATGTCAACAAGACTAACCATGGATCGTTTTTAACTCGTTTACTAATTCATAATAGTTAAGCAAGTTAATAACGTTATCATCATTTACAGATGATTTTTTACATAATGGTTTAATCATGTCTCTAGTTTCAGTTAGTTTTACAACTACTGCTTTATCCTCCACTTTTTTAGAGTATCCAGTAATTGTTTTTTTAACTTCCCTGATTTCTTGGTTGATAAAAGACTTAAGAGCAGGGCTATTAGTAACGCTGTTAACATATTCTTTTAAAAGTGTTTTTTGATTATCCTGTAAACCACTATACTTGTCATTAAATTTTTCAAGTAAAACTTTATAAGTTAATAATCTAGTATCTTTATCTTGTTTACTAAAATTTTCTAAAACAGTATTCTGTTTAGTTGCTTTAGGTTTAATGGTGATGTGTTCTAAAAGTGTTGATTTAGAATTAACAATAGAAGTAGGTGATGCATTTTTATTTTCAAGTAAATTAAAAATAGATGCCATTACTTTATAATCATTAATTTTAGCTTTAAAGAAATTATTTACATCATATGTTTCTTTAATTTCTTTTATTAGATTATACTTTTCTTTTCTTAACTGACCTTTATTTAGTTTCCCATGAGCTTCAATTAATGTATCAATTAACATTGTAGCTTTATTACTTTCTTTATATTTTTGTGATATAAAAGTATGATATATTTTATATTCTTTTAATAAAGATGAATTACCACTAAAATATTTTTTAATAATAGATAAAGCTCTAGGATTATTACCAGCTATAGTATCAGCTGTCAACTGCCTCGTAAGGAGTTCAAATAAAATTCCAGTATTCTTGTACTTAGAATGTTTTACTTTCATTGTTTGTGTATAAATTGCAATTTATCTATATATAAATATAGACTTTTTTCTAAGACTTAATATTCTTTTCAGATAAGAGTCCATTTTCCTCGGTTTCTTTTAATATTTGTTTTTTATTAAAACGTTTTTGAAGTGATTTTTTAATATTTGTTGCTTCAAATGTAGAAACTTTATTACCATCTGATAATTTTTCTGGTTTTTCGGGAGATAATCCTTTTTTACCTAATGGGTCTCTACTAAAGTTACCTTTATCTGAACCATAATTTTGTGGGCGTTCTACTGGTCTACCTGGATCCTTTTCGTCATACCCTGTTGGTACTTGAGCTGGACCTACTGCTTTGTCTCTTTTATTGCCATACAACGAAGCTAAATCGTGAGGTGTACCATAAGATACTCCTGATTCTACAGGATCATTTCCTTCGTTTTCAATTTGTGATAATCTAAATTTATCTAATGCATCATCAAGCATAGATTCTTTTTGGTCTTCATACTGATCAGGTGATAAACCATATATGTTTTCATAAACCCAATCTTTACTAAAGATTTTATTATCAATCATTGTTTGAGCTACTGTTGTTTTAGAAGTAAATAACTCAACTTTTTCTTGTTCATATATAATTGATGGTGTAGTTAATTCTAAAGAAAAATCAACTAATTGTTCATCATCAAATCCCTGTGAATATAAGTGTACTAGTGCAATTTTTGTTAACTCTGATTCTATAATTCTTTGAACACGTTCAACTGTACGAGCAAATCTAACATCCATACCTGCTAATGTTGATTTTCCTTCTACTCCTTCTTCATAACCTAAGAATGGTTTAGGTATTTTAAGAGCAGCCATCATTTTAGCTTTTAAATATTCAATATCAGTTGTACCATCATAATCTAAACCTTTTGTAGTATCAATTCTTGTTGACTGGTCATTACCTCTAATAGGAATAAAGAAATCTTCAGTCATATTTTGGATATTAAATTTAAGATTATAATCACCAGTATTTTGATCTATATAAGGAGTTTTTTTCATTTTATTAGCTGTATCCGCCATAAACTGTTCTACTTTATCAGCTTCAGTATTACCTATATTGACATAAAAGATTCTTTTTTCAGGTGCTCTCATTATACGATGAATTAACATTGCATCTTCCATCAACATTAATTGTTTAAATACTTTACGAGATGGTTCTAAATAAGATCTACCATAAGGAAGATAATTAGAATCTGTAAGTAATCTAAAATGGGCAACTTCATAATTTTCTAATTGGAAATTATCTCGTCTAATTGTATTAACAGCTCCACTTGCTAAACCATTAGGGTCAAGTGTAAATCTAGTATAAGATGGATTTTCAGGGTCTGTTCCTTCTTCTCTTACTACCTCATACACCGACATTGGTATAACATTAAATACTCCAAATTTTTCAGATACTTCTAATTTAAGGTAAAAATCACCATACTTACACATGTTTCTAACCCATGTAGGTAAATTGAATTCTACATTTAAAACATCATAAAATAAATTATGGAGTACTTTACGAACATTTTCGTTTGAAGAATTAATATTTAATACTTGTCCATACTCATTTCTTGCTGTTGTTTCATCTGAAATGATATCAAGTGCAGCTGCGATAATTGGATCATGATCCATAGCTTCATAATCACTATAAAGCTGTAGTCGCATTGACTGATAATTTAGTGTTGGGTTGTATTGTAGTGATGATCCTACAGGTTTATGTAAACGTGTAAATCTATCATATAATGAATTGGTTGCTAGGTTTCCGTATTTTTGAATCCTACCTGTATCCATTACTTTAAGTTGTTTTCCTCCTACGTTTCGGATAATTACATCACTTGAAAATAAACGTTGTAATCTTGAAAATAAACTAGTATCTGCCATTCTTTTTTGTTTGTTATAAATATATTAAAGGAGCCAAGTCAAGTCTTGTTGTCCATGTTCTCCTAAATCTTGGGTCCACCCCGATTGTTTTCTATTACCCTTATTAGTATAAATAGCTGGAGTAGTTTTTGACCAATTACTTAGTGCTGCACTTGTTATGTCTAATCCTTGTTGAGCAAATCTTAATGCTGTATCTCTTACATAACAAGAAGTAGCTAAGGACATAATTAAATCATCATTATACCCCGTTTGGGCTTCTGCTCTTCCATTTTTCCAAATAAAAGTACGCATTTCTTCCATTGTTCTTTGTCCTTGAATTATTACTGATTTTTCTCTTAAATATGCATCTAGCTTAGCTATAGTAAGAGGTCTTGTTTTCATTGACATTGTAAAACCAGGTACCATTTTAGATGTATCAGTTATATCATATCCTTTAGCTAAAAATGCTTCTGCATTAGTTGCGGCGTCGCCTTTTGGTGAGTAATATAAATTTTTATATCCTTTATCAATTACTACTTGAATTGTATTCCATCCTATATTAGCGTTTTCAATTACAAGTAATGCATTGTTATATTCAGTAGCTACTGAAACTAACATATGACCAAATTCTTTTGTACCAATTTGGGATTTAAATTCACCAATTTGTTTACACTCTTCAACATCTATAATATGAAATGCTGAAAAATCCTTACTGTCTCCTCGGGCTACATCGGCTACAACTATATACTTTCTACTATAATCTGGATACTCCCAAATATGAAAATTCCCATCAATACCTCTTTTTTCTACAGGATTACATACATATGTTTTTTCATAGTAAGATAAAAGATCAACATCAAATACAGTATTACCCGAAGTTGTAAAATCACAATCACACTCTTGCGCTGCCATTCTAGGACCTAATTCATCATCTTGTTTATCTCTCCATTGTTGATTTCTTTCAGGATGTACTGTCCAAGGTAATCTAATAGGAATAAAACCATTTCTTCCTTCTTGTGCTTTAACCCACATTCTATGAAAAAAGTTACCTGTACCATTTGGTGTAGATAATACAATTGCTCTACCACCCGTTGATAGTGTTTGTTGTGACGAACCCCAAATGTCTTCAATTCGATTTTCTTCAATAAAGGCAGCCTCATCAATAATCAACAAAGAAATTGCTTCTGATCTACCAGCATCACTTGCTGCGGATACTGCTTTAATTTGAGAACCATTTTTTAGCCGTAGTGCTAATTTGTTTTTTTCAACAAATCCAATTTGTAACCAGGAAGGTAAATTATCATACATAAATTTTACCTTTGTTACCAAGTTTTTTGCTGTGTCTTGTTTAGTTGCAACTACTAATATTGATTTATCTTTTTGAAATACCATCATCCACAAAGAAATACCTGCGGATAATGTTGAAATACCTAACTGTCTAGATTTTAAAATAATATTTCTATCGTTTTTATTTAGTAAATTAAGTACTTTTTCTTGAAAAGGGTAAAGATTAAACTGTATTCTACCTCTAGTTGGGTGTTGAATGTAGCAGTATTTTTTCATAAAGTAGACTGGGTCCTTAGCACACTTAATGTACTCTTGCTTTATGATTTGTTTTATATTAGATTGAGCCATATAGTTATACGTATTGAGCTACAGCGTTTTTAACCTGCTCTATACGTTCTTCTGTTGTACCCTTGATAGTAATGGTATTACCTCTAAACATTTGTACAATTGATTTTATTTTATTATCAATAGCCATTCTATATTCAGCATCTGTTTCTCTAACACCATTATCTTCTATTTCTACACCTTCAGGAGACACATAAAATAAAACATCATACTCTTTTATTAAATAATATAAAGTAGAAGTCAAATAATGTTTTTCATGTGCTTCCATGGATTTAGATAAATCAGCAAATGCCATAACATCAACTACTGTTCTATCAGTAATGATGTTTTCTTGCATTAATTCACTTGCTCGTTCAGCTGCAAATACTAATTGACCTTTTAAAGTTGAATCTGTGTTTAATGGTATACCCATTTCCATAAGATACTTTGAACGTTCTGTTCTAAAAGTATAATCCTTAAATTCAGGTAACTCCTTTAATGCTTTTACTAGTGTAGTTTTTCCTACACTCATTGTTCCACAAAAACCTATTTTCATATTAAAATCTTACTGTTCCTTTAAATGCTGGGTTTTTATACCATGGTAAACCCTCTTGACCTTTAATAATTTCATTCCAGGTATCAAAATCATATTCAATACCATTTAAATGATATTCTTTTTTCTTTTGTTCCTCATTGATTAAAGCAGGACCTTCTTCACTGTGTAGAACAGCTCTGTCTCCAAAATCTAGAACGTGTGCAATAGTTTTGGTACCATCGTCTTCAATTCTTGATACTTTTAATACTCGTGTTTTTGGGTTAAGAGATCGTTGAACCTTCTCGTATTGTAATCTTTCTGTTTCGTTCATATTTTATGCTATATCGTGTTCGTGAAAATCTGGATACTCATCATCCGTTTTATTAATTTTATTTTGAAATTCCATAAATGATCCTTCTTTATCATTAGTTAAACCTCCTACAGTATAAATTTTATCATCTTCTTCAGACCAAGGTCCTGGTTTATCTGCATGTTCTAAAAAATCATTTATATCATCATCTAGTGTTAATATCTGCTCTGCAACTAATGTTCCTTGAGCTCCTGATACTGTAATACCTCTTGCTGACAATGCATCACCTACAAAATGAACATTAGGAAACCTAGTAAGACTTAAATCATTGTAGTTAACTAATGGTTCTGGTGATAAATATTTTACTTCAGGCATGTAAATACCCCAATCTTTACCTAATGTTGGGAATACTGTTTCCATATCATCTATAAAATCGTGAATGTATGAAGCATACTCACCAATTGCATCCCACAATGGATCCATACTGTTTACAACGTGTGTTTCTACATACTCTCCCTCTGATGTTTTAGATGGGACTCTGTGTGATGGTGAATAAAACATTCCTACACCTTCATGTTGTAATTTTTCTACTGCTTCTCTTGACCAGTCAAATGGTTTATCAATACCTTTAATTTCCATTAATATACCAAAATTAGTCATATCATTTCTATATGCTTCGTCTTTTTTAGCATGACCATTATAACTAATGTCACCATAAGTGTGTTCAGCAGCTACATAAGCAGCATTATTATTAGTACAAAATGATCTTAATGATACACCTTTATCATCATATTTTCTGTATAATTTAAAGTCATAAGACACATCAATTAATTTCTGGAAGTGTTTTTGTGGAGCTTCAAAACGTACTCCAATTTGTACTGATTTAGGTTCTGTAGGTAATTCATATTTTTCAGCTAATTGTTTCCCAAAGTCAATACCTGATTTACCAACACCAAATATAAGCGTATCATATTCTAAAGTTTCATGATGCATCCATTTTAAATCTCCAGGTAGTTCAGCACTATCCATTTTTGCTATTTGGGGGTAATGTACTGTTTGGTTTTCAAAATCAATATCCTCTACTTTAGTTTCCCATAAAAATTTTACACCTTTATCCACTAAATAATCATACCAATTCTTGCCAATTTCATGTAGATAATCGGTTCCAACGTGCCATACAGGGAATAATCGTAAACCAAAATATGGTT